AGTATATATGTTAATGGTCTATTTAATCTTACAGGACTTATTGCTTACGCAACGGCAACATCTTCTTTCACAAGAATTGGATAAAAATAATTTCTATACATAAGATATAAATGTCATCGCTATGCTATGTCAATCCAAAGAACTCTTTGGCTCGTTCAGCAAAGTTCTCAAAGACTGTCGATAAGATTGTATGCAAAGCAAGTGAAATTCCTGACCATAGTAAATATAGAATGGATTTAGAATTCCTTACTATGATTTGTGTCATGGTAGAACACTTGATAGACAACAAGAAAGAGATTGTTAAAGTTGATAAAAAAGATGTTGTCTTTACTATTTATGGGAAATTGTTTGGCACAATTCCGCCAACAGAAATGATGGCGATAGAATCAAATATCCAGTATTTATTTGAGAACGGAAAAATAAAACAAAAGGGGTTTTTTAAAGTTGTTACATCTTGTGTCTGGGATTGGATTAAGAGGAAGATACTATGAATATACAATTATATTGTTTCAAGTATTCAGACGATGATATTAGACACGATAATAAGACAATTCAAAATTTCAAAAGGTTTAGCGTTTGTTTTAGATGTCATAACCAATCTAGATACAACAGCGGTTGTGATGCTAGGCATCAATAATGCAGGGATTTATAAATATACTTTGTTCGGATTATATTTTGTATTGATTGCATGATTAACTAAAATTAAGCGTTTAATTAATCAATAAGACATTAAACGCTTAAATATGGTTAAATTTAACCAAATTTAATGATTTAATAAAGAAAATAGTCAAAAAAGTCATTAAAAAAGCAATTAAAATATTTTAAATCTTCTTTTAAAGAACTAATAGTTAATTAAATGGTTAAATTTGGTTAAATTTATCAATAATACATCGGTTTAATGTATTATTGATTAATTAAATGATTAAGTCTGTTAAACGCCACTTTAGCACTTGACTGCAACCTGTCGATTGACAGTATCAACCTCAAAGAGGGCATCATAGTTGGCTACGAGAGTAATCAAGTGAGCCTGACCAGTTGCAGTTCCCAGAGAAATTCTGTAACTAATGGGGCTGTTCTGGGTTGAGATTCCAGTCAAAAGTGAATCGCTGGAAAGCTTCTCGGTTGAGGTGCCGATATAGAACTTGCCCATAACCTGAGCAGTTGTCACAGTAGCAGAAACGGCAGCATACTCAACAGAGTTGATAGCAAAAGAATTCGCCTTGTCATAGATAGAGCCAGTCGCTGATTTGAGTTCCATCAAAGCACCAGCACGATTTACCAAACTGCTAATAGGTCTCTGGGGATAGATGACACCACCAACAGAGAAGGAGTAGTCTCCGTTGTTGGTTGTTATGTCAGTAGAGTCAAACGCTTTATTAGCGCCGATCGTCGTCCCGCCGTTGATTGCATACAGAGATTTCACAGATGCATACCTCTGGTTAAAGACAAGTTCGTTGTAGCCCGTGCTGCCTGAGCTTAGGGTTTGAGAAGCACACGAGAAAGACTGAGACTTAATGTAAATCTTATCACCCATCGAGCGAACCATATCCTCAACCTGTCCGCCCATATCTACAACCTTATAGCAGAGTTCCAAGTTGGAAAGAGTGAAAGCAGTAACAGCACCACCAGAAGCAATATTGAAACAATTTGCAATAGCGTCCATAGTGAGAACTATGCGGATTTGCGGCATAGCAAACAAGGGAATCAATTTCTCAGAGTTGGAGAGAATACTCATCAAAGGTCCTCCAAGGGAATAAGCTTGTGTGGTAGCAGTAGCTCCTAAATCTCGGGCGTCCAACTGTTCCAAAGTGGGAGTGGAAGAATTATTCAAATAACCAAAACCAGCTTGGAGACCATATTTCTGTGCTACATCAAGAGTCAAGTTAGTAAGCATATTCATCAGGACGTTGTAGGACTGAATCGTGTCCACGGTTTGTGAGCCAATCTGCACATCGAGCCTTGTGAAGGGGTTATAAACAGGGCAGCCAATTTGGAACACTTGGAAAGCACCAGTATTTGTGACTGAGGTTGTGTATCTTAAGTACATGGAATCTGGTATCAGGAACCCGCGATTTAAAAGGTCGAACTGAATCTGAGCACCAGAAGTAAATGAGGCACCATTTACTGGACTGGCCACAACAGGAATTTGCTGGGTGTTATCAGGGAGAGAAGGAAGTGCTTCGGTGTAATTAACGGAATTGGGTAAAACGACAGACATTTATATAATGTAAATAGAAAATAATATTTTGAATTACTTATAAATATTTACGATTGTTATAAAACAGAACTTCTAAATTGTCTTCATCATTTAAATCACTTTGAGTATTTTGTTCTGTTTGTCCTAAATCTTCGGCTACTATTGATTGTTGTTGTTGTTGCAGAGTATCTATCAATTGATTAATCGGGAAAATCAAATCCTTAAAGGTGGTTTTACTATCTTGACGTCTGATCCTAGTAATTGCTAAAATAAGTGAGATGTTCCAATTAATCCCGTTAAAATCAACTAGGCGTCCATCATCGCCATATATCTGCAAATCAAAACCGTCTAATGTTTTGTTGTTAATAATACTCTGTAAATTTGCAAAATTGTTGTAAAGTATTAAACCGAAGGAACCGCTCTCTATTGGAATTGTTGCTAAAATATTCAGATTACTTGCTACACTACTATCATAACTTTGCGTTTGTATTTCGAAACTAGCTATTTTTAATTTCAATAGTCCTAAAAGGTTGAGTGGAAATGGTGCTGTTAAAACTCCTGATGAACTCGTATTAGTTGTAGTTGGGGTAAATCCAAGAACTTGATTAATAGTTCCAGTTGATAAAATGCTAAAATCTAAGGATAGAGCCCGTGTAAAAGTCATGCAACCCGTTATAGCACTTGTCACTATGGTTATATCTGTAATGCCTTGTAGTGCAAATTTCGCTGTAATCTCTGTTATTATATTCAGACTATTATAGTTTCCCTGTGTTATTGTGAATGTGTAAGTAATGCTATTGTAGTCTAGTATCAAAATATTATTATAAACATTTATGGTGTAAAAAGAGTTTGGTATTTGGGCGTTTTGAATAGAAATTTTGACATCTTGTATATCGCTGTCTTCCTTAATAAGTCCTCTAAAATTAAAAACAACATCACTTAAAAATGACCCGTTGTTTTGTGTTGCATTTAGTGAGCTTAATGTTAGTATTCGTTCGTCTATATATGTATCCATTATATATATAGACTATTTTTTTATTGGGCCATGCTTGTATTCATATTTTTATAATTTGGATTTTTATTTATTTTATAATCTAAATCTGTTTTTAATTCTTTTATTTTTTTTTTAATTTCTTCTTTCTCTCCATCTGTCAAATTTGAATTTGCTAAAAGAAGATAATATGTTGCTTCATCATTTGCAGAGTAGCCGAAGCGTTCGAGTTTTTCTAAACTTGGTTTTGGTTTTAAATCTTCTTCTTTTAAGTATTTAATTCCATTTAAAAATTCGTTTTTTGACATTTTTTTAGAAGTGTTTATGTGAAACATTTATACTATATTTATATAAAAATTTATTCTGATTGAGTGCCTTCTTTCACCTTTTTGGGTCGTCCTCTTGGTTTTCTGACTTTTGCAACAATCGTTTCGGGATATACTTGATTTTCCAAAGTTTGGCGTATTTGAATATCTTCTTGATCTGATTTGGTTTGTCTGGCTATATTTGATAAAGCGTTGTCTTGTTTCTCTATTTGGTTCAATTCAAAAATATCGCTTGTTTGCTTTGGAAGGCGTGATGGTGCATTTATAAAAGATGAACCTGAGAAAACACTATTTGTTCTTGGGTCATCATAGATTTCCGTATTTACAACCTCACTCATAAGATTACTGAAACTTCTAGCAGTAGGCAAATCAAACCCGCCTCTTTGACTGGGTGCTTGGAATAACGGGCTTATATCACTCGGATTTTGTTGTCTCCCCATTTCTTCTTTGAATTGTATCGCCGCCTCTTTTCCAAGTATTTTTTCAATTGCATCAATATAAGCATCTTGTGTATCACTAGAAAGGCTTTTAAATTCTTCTTTTGATGGCGGTTGTCTAGCCCATACTAACGCATTATAAGCATCAAATAATTTCTCATTTATATTACTACCTAGCGGAACACTTCCTGCACTAGCAAAAACTTGCTGTGGTAATCCTTGTGCTACTGAATAATTGCCTCCTGTTCTTGGAATACTACCATAAGCTGGAATACCTGCTTTAAAACCTGCTTGATATGCTTTCATTATTTGGTCTGCTCCTGTCGTTTTTGGCTTTGGTTTAGCTCGTGGCTTTGCTTTTGGTTTTTTAATTGGTGCTTTTACTTTCTTTTTTTTAATAGGCATTATACATTTATTAAAGAAAATAATATATTGTAATTATATATATGTTGTCATCTAATAATTACAATTCTCACCAACAAACTGGAACTGAAGAAGTCTATAACATCGTGCTTAATAGTAATGATGCAACTGTAAGCGGAAGTGATTATCTATTCTCTTTTGACTGGTCTATTATTCCTGATGGAAATTATTTAGTCCATTTCTCATTCAATACTGCAACTGTCAATACTGTTACTAATCCTCAAATCGCCATGATTTATTCAACAGCTTTATCTGGTTCGAACACTTTTGTAGCTACTAATCAAACTGGTCGCACTAGTGCACAAAGTAGTAACTTTTTAGGCGTTGCATATCCTTATATAGTCTCAACTACTTCAACCCTTCACGCAGAAGATGATACAAATCCCCCAACCTTTCTAAATAACCGTCCAAGAACAAATCAATTTAGCGTTTCCGTTTTGACAAATGCTTCTGCTCCTACAGCTTATCCATCTCTCCCTGCTTGGGTTTTGGTTCTTCAATTAAGGCCATTAAATCATTCAACTAGAATTCAACTTTAAGCTATATTTAAAATATATATTCTAAAAAATATAATATATATTTATTCCCTTATTTCACAAACCTCATTAAGGGTTCGCTTGATTTATCTAGTGCCTTTGCTCTCTCTAAACCTTCACGAATATTCTTACCTAGCGCCTTTGTGTCAATAGAACCACTCGCTCTTACAATTGGTCTGTATGTTAATGGGTTTGTTAAATCACTGGCTCTGCCTAAAAATTCAGAGCCTCCTCGTGCAAGGTCAGCGCCCATATTTAAACGGCTCAAAAATTCCTGGCCTTGGGGACTCATAGACAACGCCTGTCTTGCAAATGGAATGGAAAGAATGGTATTACCCAATTCACTTCCAACTCTTGCACCTGTCGCTAAACCACGAGATGCTACACCTAAACCTTTTGATAAAGCTGCGGAAGCCATCACTCCCTTTCTAAAAATAGGCATCGCTTTTCTACCAGTTGCTTTTAGAAACATGTTATACTATTAATAAAGAAAATAATATTCATTCTTCTTCAAATAGCAATTCATCAAATCCATCAAAAAGTCTTTGAGAATTCACATTTATAAATAAATATTTATACGGTTTATCGAAAACCATCTTGCTAATCTCATTCATATATTTTGCTTTGCTTTCAACGACTTCATCAAAGATCGATTGTAATTCTTGTTTTGCTACACGGAAACAGAATATGTTTGAAAATAGTTTTCTAATGTCCTTCTCTATCGAATACCAAGTCTGTACCAAAAATATAATCGTTGTTCTCAAATGCCTTCTGTTAAAAATCAATTCTTTCAATAGTTTCTTTACATCAGCATTTTTAAGTGACGCTGTGCAATCATCAAAAATAATACAGTTATTATATTTCTTATCTTCTGCTTTGATGGTTTCCATTACTGTATTCAAATTATCAAAATTGAGTTCTTCGTGTGTTTGCTCTTCGGGTATTTTCTCAAAAATGTTGTCCTTCATCGACGCTCTACTATGGCTTGGTTGGAAAAGAAAAATGTTATGAAATACTTTCCTGTATATCTTCGGGCTTTTAAAAAAAGAATACAAGAGAGAAGTCTTGCCGGACGCTGGGCGTCCTATCATCAGATTGGTTTCGTGGGAGTTTAAAAACTTTGTCAAATCATAATTGTTTAGCTTTGAGTGCAGTCCGCCATCACACACCATTTCGCAAGTTGCTAAATCGGGACTTTCATTCTTCTTTAAAGTAATACTCATTTAATATAACTATACAAAATAAAATGTTGGTTTCTTTATTTCTATTGCCTTTGGTGCTGGGGGTGGTTGCGCCTTTGGTGCTGGTTGCTGTGTAGCAACTACTTGTTTGGGAATTGATTTCGCCTTCATAGTCGTCTTGATTTCTTCGATCGGCGTATCATCGTCGCTTATCTCATCTAACAGGGTGCTCTTTTTGATTTCCTTCTTTTTTATAGATATAGCCTTCTTTACAATCTTATCTTCTAGCAGTTTCTTCTGGTTGTCCTTTTCTTGCTGTTCTGCTTCTCTCCTTAATTTGATTTGCTCGTCACGTTTTACCCGACCGAGTCTCATCGCTTCCAATTGTTTCTCGGTTGCAACCTTCTTTGGTTTCTTTGGCGGCTCACATAAAGTGGTTGGGATTTCATCTTCCTCCTTACTTGCTTGTACGGGTTCGTCTGTTGGCGTTGTAAGCAATTCTAGTTCTGGATCTACTTTCTTGACACGGGGCATTTATAATATACACATATAAAATATTTCCTTTAATTAATCTTTATCCCATCTTCCTAAATTAAATTGGGGGAGTTCGTTTTCTATTTCGTCTTTGTTTTGCTATTTTTTCTAGACACTCATAACACGAGTAATTGTATTCGTGAATTTCGCCCGTTTTCATTTCTTCTTTTCGAATGCTTTTAGGTAAGCAACAACTGATGCAAATTTTGCACAAGGCAACTGGGTTTTTGCTCATTTATAATATTACTATATTTTATAATGGTGTATACTTACAAACAGCGCTTCAACAAAAAATATGGATTTCCAAAAGAAGAACCTCATAATTTAGCGGAGATTGCAAAAATTACTGGTTATAAGTTGTCCGGATTAAAAACAATCTTCGATAAAGGAATAGGTGCATATAAAACAAATCCTTCTAGCGTAAGGCCACAAGTTAAGTCTCCGGAAATGTGGGCTTATGCAAGAGTATATTCTGCCGTGATGGGGGGCAAGACCGCCACTATTGATGCTATGCATTTGATTAAAAAATAATGTATATATATAGATGCTAGTTTGCTTTATCAACTCATTCAATTATATTTTCGATGGATTGTATCGCATTTTTTTCTGTGTATATTGTAAATAATGCAAATAAAACCATCAACGCGAAAAGACAAACGATTCATGGCTATTTTTAAAAATGGTACAATAACTCATTTTGGTGCAAAGGGCGGGACCACCTACATAGATGTAGGGGATAAAGTTAAGCGTTCCGCTTACATCGCTAGACACCGAGTGAATGAGAATTGGAAAGACGGTTATTCTGCCGGGGCATTAAGCCGCTTCATATTATGGGGCGACTATACTAGCATCGATGGAAACACCGCTGCATATAATAGAATGTTTAACATTTAATTAATTTTACAAATAGGAGTTGGTCTCCTATTTGTAATAAATGGAATTTTGGTTTGTATGGGTGGTTGATTGATTAAAAGGGGTTGGAACGCTTGGAACGCTTGGAACGCTGTTTTACAACCTTTTCTATAAATACCCCTCTCAAGAGAATACTTTGAAAACAGCGTTCCAAGCGTTCCAATGTTCCAAACTATATAACCTAAATAATAAAAACAATGCATTTCTTTTTATTATTTATTTATGTTCGCCGTCATTGAAACCGTCGTCATTGTTGTCATTACAAATCATTTCATTCTCTCTGAACGAACAACCCAAAAAACCGCCTGTAATATAACCACCTTTTAAATCTTTACCTAATCCTTTTAATAACCGATTATATTTAAATCCCAAACGGCTCATTCCTTCAATGATAAAATCCCTTTTGAATTTTGTCAATTCTTCTATTTCTTGAATACTAATACGACCAGTTTCAGAACGTTCGCAACAATCATCAAACCACAAACCGAATTCGTCATTTTTCAGTTTTGCTTCCTTTGCATCACCCAAAAACTTCGCTGGAATTTTAATGCTTCCGTTATACTTTTTGGCATATTCAACAATCAACCCAAACACCTCATTACGATATTCGGTTTTTATTCTATCACCCAATGTAGTATCTGCAATGAATTTAAGCTGTTCTGGAATGGATTCTTTTAATTTACCGGTTCTGTCAAAATTGGAACAAAATGAAGCCTGTTTATAACGATTATATACCGCTTCTTCTGTTGCATCAATTTTAATCATAAAATTTGATAAAACAAACATTTTGAATAAAATATTGATTTTATCACTCGTTCCAAACATAATTTCATTCTCTATGGTTTTGCCGTCGGCTAATTCCTTCATCAATGTAGCGTTCATTTTCTTTGTTCGGCTGAATTCATCTGTCCATACCAATCGCTTACCTTTTGTCATACACAATTGTTTATGCACCTTTGAATTACCGTCTTCTAACAATGTCCCCTTTGACTTATAAACATAATGAGGCATCAATGAATCCAAAATGTCAAAATAAAAGGTTTTTCCATTGTCGCCTTTACCCCCCTCTGTACCGTCAATCATAAAATACAACGATTTTTCCAATTGTGGCGTCCCCAAGAATGTAAATCCCAAAATTTGCAGAAAATACTCCAAATGTGAATCGTCGTTGTTTAAAATTTGTTTCAAATAGCCTCTTAATTCTTTGGTTTTTTTAGCATTCGGTGCTACATAGTCGTAGCGTATGGTGTCCGTTAAATAATCG